TTTTATTGCGTTTTAAAGTAGGTCAGAAATTAACAACTTGATATTGTATGATTTTATTGTGAAAGGCTGTAAAGAAGTTTTTGCATAGATCGGGGGTGAAGGTTACGGGCATTATAAAAGACTTTATGACTTTTAGGAAAATTAAATACAGCCCTATTTTTGCCATGGGTGGAGAATACCAAGCAAACGGAAATATGGACGGAAGCGATATTGTAGGTTCTATTGCTAATTGTATAGCAACAAATACAGCAAAACTACAACCGCAAGTGATTAGAAAGGATCAAAACGGATTAACGATCAAAAATGATTATTTGGCGCGATTACTTTCTATTCGTTGGGCGCCGGAACTAACACCATACGACGCATTGTATAAAATTGCTTCGGATCTAGTTTATAAATCCAATTCAATATCGGTGATTTTTTACAATGATGATTTTACAAAAATAAAATCAATCATTCCGATCACAACAACGAGCCTTCGAATATTTGAAGAAAACGACAATATTTTTTGTCAATTTACATGGGCTTACGATAAAAAGACATATACGGTTCCATACAGCAGTGTAATACATTTAAAAGCGCGATATTCGAAAAAAAGGTTTTTAGGTACAGAGCCGGACGATCAATTGAAAAACTCACTTGAATTATTGGACGTTACCGGACAAGGACTTAGAAATATTGTAAAAAATTCGGCAAATCTTAAAGGGTATTTGAAATATAACAACTTTATTGACGACGACGAATTAAAGGCAAAGGTTAAAGAGTTTCAAACGGCGTACATGGACGCTTCAAACGAAGGCGGCTTGGCCGGATTAGATAATTCCGCAGACTTTAAAGAAATTGCACAAAGAACACCGATTATACCAACGGGCCAATCACAGTTTTTACGAGATAATATTTTTCGTTATTACAATTTAAACGACAAAATTCTAATGTCAACATTTAGTGAGAGCGAATGGAATGCATTTTATGAAAGTGTAATTGAACCAATAGCAATTCAACTTTCACTTGAATTTACATATAAGGTTTTGACTGAACGCGAACGTGGTTTCGGAAATAAAATTACATTCAATGCAAACCGGCTACAGTACGCTACATTACAAACTCGTGTAGCGGTAGGAAAAGACCTATACGATAGGGGTACTATTACAATTAATGAATTACGAGAACTTATGTACTACGAACCAATAGAGGGCGGAGACGTAAGAATGGTTTCGTTGAATTATGTAAAAGCAGATGAACAAAGCATTTACCAAGTGGGGGCAGAAGGAAGCGACGCAAAAGAAAACACGGGGCAGCAGGCGAAAGTCTTAACTATATATAAAATGGCTATTCCTACCGCCATTCGTAAAGGGGGTGAGTAAGGAAGTGAGCAAAATTTTAAAGTGTTTTGAAATCAAAAACGCAACAGAAACAAGTGCGGATCTATATTTTTACGGTGACATTGTATCGGATTGGTGGGGGGCTTGGCAGGAAGAAGACCAGTACCCGGAAGCAATCAAAAATTTTCTAAGCGGTAACACCGGAAAAACGCTAAATGTATATATAAATTCCGGCGGGGGTTCAGTTTTCGCAGGAATAGCAATTTACAATATGCTAAAAAGACACAATGCGCAAGTAAATGTTTATGTTGACGGATTAGCGGCGTCCATAGCGTCGGTAATTGCATTTGCAGGAACGGGCAAACCTAAAGTTCCTTCAAACGCGTTTTTGATGATACATAACCCGTGGACAATTGCCGAAGGAAACGCAAAAGATCTTCGTAAAATGGCCGACGATTTAGATCAAATCGCAACCGGTATTTTGAATATTTATGAAGAACACTTAAAAGAAGGCGTTTCAATCGAAACAATAAAAGAACTTATGGACGCGGAAACATGGTTAAACGGTGAGCAGGCGGCCGAATATTTCGACATTGAGGTTGGAGAAACACAAGAGTATGTGGCAGCAGTTGGGGACTATTTAAGCAAATCCCGCAATATGCCAAGGAATTTAAAAACAAATTCGGATTTAGTAGCAGCTAAATTGGCAGCGCAAAAAGACGAAGAAGCACGAAACAAACTTGCAAAAATAGTTTTAAGTGGTATTTCGAAAGGAGAATAAAGCATGAAATATGAAGATCTTATCAAAATGAGTGCTAAAGATCTTAAATCAAGATTAAAGGATCTTAACAAGCAGGCAAACGACGCGAAAGGCGACGTATTAAACAAACTTATCGAAGAAGCGGAAATAATCGACGGGATCCTAGCAGACGCAGCAACACGCCAAAGAATGGCAAACATGGCAGCGGCAGCAGGAGAAGAAGATCCGGAAGCAGAAGGCGGAGAAGGAAAAGGAGAAAGCACAGAAGAACCAAAAGACAAAGTACGTACAGAACGTGGCGCAAAGTTGAAAAACGGTCAAACCGTAAAATTCAATTCAAAAAAGGTTTTCCCGGTTAGAAACGTCTTATCAGTTTCACAGACTGTAACACCAACAGCTACAGCGACCGACGTTTTACCAACGTTCAGTAACGTTTCTTCGTTGGTGGATTTGGTAAGAACAATTCCGTTAAATGGTGGAGAAACATATAAAAGAGGATATGTAAAATCTTATGGTGACGGTGTAGGGGTTACAGCAGAAGGTGAAGACTACAACCCAACAGAACCGGTATTCGGATATGTTTCAATTGAAAAAGAGAAGATTACAGCATACACAGAAGAACCGGAAGAAATGGTTAAACTTCCAAATGCTGACTATGACGGAGTAGTAGAAGGATCCGTAACAAGAGCAATTCGCCGTTACATAACAAGACAAATTCTTATTGGTGACGGTTCAACGGGAAAGTTCAAAGGAATTTTCTATAATCCAACGGACGCAAAATTGCAGGTAATTGATCCAAATACCGATATTTCAATTTCCACGATTGACGACGGAACATTAGACGAAATTATTTATTCATATGGCGGAGAAGAAGACGTCGAAGATATGGCCGTATTAATTCTTAACAAGAAGGATTTAAAAGCATTTGCAAAATCAAGAGATAAAAACGGTCGTAAGGTTTACACAATTGTAAACCATGGAAACACCGGAACAATTGACAGCGTACCATATGTTATTAACAGCGCTTGTAAAGCAATTTCAGACACAGCAACAGCAGCAGGCGACTACTTAATGGCATACGGTCCATTAAGTAATTATGAAATGGCAGTATTCAGCGACATTGACGCAAAAAAATCCGAAGATTACAAATTTAAGCAAGGACAGATCGCATATAGGGCCGATATTTACGCCGGCGGATCCGTAGCTGCTTATAACGGATTTGTAAGAGTTAAAAAAGTTACTGTATAACAGTAGCAGAAAGGACGGCTTCTAATGAGCAAAGATGAATTATTGGCAGCAGCTAAATTGAGAGTTCGAAAAACGTCTAAGGACGCTTTAGACAATGATGTACAACGCTATGTTGATTTTGCATTAGCAGATCTAAAGCGTATCGGTGTACATGAAAGCTATTTAACAGAGCCGGAAGATCCTTTGATTGTTGAAGCTGTCTTAACCTACGTTAAAGCAAATTATTCCATGGACGCAAACCACGAACGTCTAATGAATAGTTACAATATGGCATTAACAAAGATCAAAGGCGGAAACTATAAGACAGAGAAAACCGCCGAAAATACAGTATAGGCGGTGAGCGTGATCGAAGGATTTATAACTCTAATTCACCCCGGGGAAACCAAGGAAGAGGACGAAAAGACAAGCGTTATTGCTACTATTACACCTTTAGGCCGTGACGAATTCGTGGCAGCAGGCCAAAAAGATTATAAAGCAAGTAACAAATTTGAAGTTTGGGCCAATGAGTTCGACAAACAACCGGAATTGGAATACAACGGAGATCGGTTGACAATTTATCGTACATATGGGCCAAAACCGGACGACAAAATAGAACTTTACACCGCAGAAAGGGCGGGGAATAGATAATGGGAAGCCTTAATGTGGAAAAACTTGCGCAGGAATTAGCGCAGGGGCTAACAGAATATAGCGACTTAGTAACAGCGGGAATAAAAAAAGCAATTGACGAAGTGTCGGTTGAAGCTGTAGAGGAACTAAAAAGCACAAGCCCGGTTCGTACGGGAGATTATTCAAAGGATTGGACTTCAAAAAAAGCCTATGAAGATACGCGATCAAAGCGAAACACGGTTTACAACAAAGGACATTATCAATTAACACACCTTTTAGAATTTGGATATGCAAAAAGAAACGGCGGCAGAGTTGCACCACAAGCGCATATAAAAACGGTAGAAGAAAGAGTAGTAAACAACCTAGAAGAAAAAATAAAAGGAGAGATCAGCTAATGCAAACACCAACATTAGAAACAATTATAGAACGCGTAAAAGCGCTAAATATTCCAATTGCACATAATGAATTTGTGGTTACAAAGCAAAAGCCGGCCCCCAATTTTCCTTATGTTTGTTGGCTTTCATCAGAAAAGCAACGCGGCAGCGACGATAGAAACCGTATAAAGGAAATTAACGGATCATTAGAATTATATACCGAAAGGGTAGCAGATCCGTTGAAAGAAGCGTTAATCGAAACAAAAGTATTATACGATATTGAATTTCAAAAGTATCAAGCACCTATCCGTGACGAAAATATGGTTCAAACCTCATTTGATTTCGTAACGGTAGAAAAGATTTAGAAGGGAGAAAAGAACATGGATAACGAAAGAATTATTCTTGGTTCCGGGTATATGCATATTGGCACTTTCGACGCAAAGGCCACAATTCCGGATCCGGAAACTTTTTGTACCGAAGCCAATTTGTTTTCATACATAAGCGGCGGCGCTACATTGGAGTACAAACCGTCATTCTATGAAGCAAAAGACGACTTAGGAAAGGTTTCAAAAACAACAATCACAGAAGAAGAAGCAACTTTAAAAAGCGGACTTATGACATTTTGCGGAAATACACTAGAAAAATTGTGTGATACAGCAAGAGTTACAACAACTGAAAAGGTTGTAGGTAAGAAGCAGCACAGAATTGTCAAAGTGGGCGGAGTTGGAAATCGTAAAAACGCAAAGTATGTTATTTGCTTTCACCACGAAGATCCAACGGACGGCGATATTTGGGTAATGATCGTCGGAAACAACCAAGCGGGATTTTCACTTGCTTTTGCAAAGGACAAAGAAACCGTTGTTGACGCAGAATTTAAGGCTAGTCCTATGGACGGCGAAGGTACATTAATTCGTTATGAAGAAGAATTCGGCGAAGTTGTAAAAGAAGGTACTGTAACAGAAGTCACCGAAACAGTTTAATAATACCCAACGGAACATATAACACTAGCGGCGGGTAATTCCCGCCGTTTTCAATACAATTTGAAAAGGAGAATGAACAATGGCAAATATGAATTTTGATTTCAACAAAGTGAAAAGATCATTTTTGACAGTTACATTAAAAGACGGCCGTACATTGCCGGTTAAAATGCCAATGAAAAAGACATTTGAAAAAATGACAGCTTTAAAAGAAGTTGATACGGAAAGTATGTCAATTGACGACGCAATGGACACTTTAGGTGGACTTGTAGGGGAAATTCTTACAAATAACATGAAAGCGGAAAAAGTAACAACGGAATACATAACGGAGAACTACGACACCGAAGAAATGAACGCCTTTATTGATAGTTACATGAATTTCGTTTCCGGTGTGAAAGATAACCCAAACTAAAGATCCCCTTTTATCCCGGCCAAGATAATGAGGGGATTTATTACCACGCGCAAAGTCGTGGAGAAAAGTTAGTAATTGATTATACGGGCCTTAATTTATTTCAGATCCAGGAATTAGACCTTGATATTTATTTGTATTATATGCGCGACGCCTTTATTTGGGAAAACAACCAAACAAAAGAAGGACGCGAATATTTAGAAAATTGTTGGAGAATGACACAAACAAAACCGGATAGAGAAAGTTTAAGAAAAAAATACAAGAAGGAAGGGGGAAAAGAGCATGGGGGCAACAACAATTAAAGGTATTACAATTGAAATCGGCGGAGATACCACCAAATTAGATAAAGCATTAAGTGCTACAAATACAAATTCAAGAAATCTTCAAAATGAATTAAAGCAAGTTGAAAAATTGCTTAAATTAGATCCGACAAATACGGAGTTATTGGCGCAGAAACAAAAACTACTAAAAGAAGCAATTGGCGAAACAAGCCAAAAACTTGATGTATTAAAAGAAGCACAAACACAAGTACAAGCACAATTTGAAAAAGGCGAAGTTTCAGAACAACAATATAGAGCATTGCAGCGTGAAATTGCAAAAACCGAGACGGATCTTAAAAACTTAAAATCAACAGCCGAAGAAAGCAACAACACATTAGCAGAAGCAGGCGAAAAGATCGGTAAATTTGGAGAAAAAAGCGAAGCAGCAGGAAAAGCAATGTTACCGGTTACGGCAGCAGTTGCAGGAATTGGCGCGGCGTCAATGGTAGCTTTTAATGAGGTTGACAGCGGGTACGATACAATTATTACAAAAACGGGCGCAACGGGGGAAGTATTAGAAGGCCTACAAGATAGCATGGACAACGTATTTGCAAATGTTCCAACAGACGCAGAAACAGCAGGAACGGCAGTTGGAGAAGTAAACAAACATTTTGAAGCTACGGGAGAAAACTTAGAAGATTTATCAAC